AGGAAACGGACGCTTCCTCCACGATCTGTACATTTGCCATGCTATCGTTTTCATATGTTTCTGTCAGGCCGAAATCGATCTGCCGTAGCCTTGCCCGTGTTTTCGGCAAGTACGTCTTATCGAACTGAAGCGTCAGCCTTGTGTAATTTGCCGCTGGCAGGCTGATGTTCTGCCGAACCTGTGTGATCGCTTTTGTTGCGGCTGCAATCACGGCGTTATCGCTCCCGTATGCGGTTAGTGTGATCTGGGCCGGATGCTGCTGTATTTTATCGTCGAACAGCAGCGACCAGCCAACGGTCGACACCGGCGCGGAGAACTCAAAGGTAAGGGTACTGTCCATCTCCGCATTTTCGTCCGAAACTTCCCTGCTCCACCAGCCTGTTTGCTGCCCTTCAAATCCGTCATTTGGGATATCAATTGTGCCATCCAGCATCCATCGATTCAGCTCCAGCCCGGCAAACTTCCCGGATATGGTTTCGTTTTCGCTGATTGTCTCGCTTGCTCTGGTCCCCGGCGCGGAATCCGATGCTGAAACCGTTCCGTTCTTTTTTGCGGACGGATCGACGAGGTAAAACCGGACGAGCATTCCGATATCCCGGACGGTGGAAAACGGTGTAAATCCACTTGATACCTTTTGCATCAGTCCACCCCTTGCTGCGTTGCGGTGATGGTCACGCCGCACCATTGGGAAACCCCGTCCTCATCGTAAATAATGGCCTTGTATTCCGGCTGACTAAACAGAAAATCCCGTGTTTTATCGCCGTCAACATCAGGGTACGTCACGCTCAGGACGTGCTTTGCGTTGATCATGCTCCGCAGCATCCTGAGATCCGTGACAGATAGCCATCCAGTCGGGATCTTCAATTCGTTTTTTATGCCGATGATATCCATAACCGTCTTCCCGGACGCCATTGTCGCAGTTGCGCCGACGTCCTGCGGCTGAATCGTAAACACGAGATCGCGCATAAGTGTGACTGTGTTTGTGCCGTCCGTAATTTTGATCCTACGCAAGCGATACACCCCTTTGTACGATCTCGCCCCGCAGCGGATCGAATATTGCTCTTGCTATCGTCTGCCCATCGAGCACAAGGTTGATCTGCATCGGCGTACCGGACTGGTTGTTGGCCAACAGGCCGTTTACGACGCCGACGGAGGACTTTGCCGCGCCGGATACGGAGAAGGACGTTGTGCCGAAAGTCATCTGATCCTCGATATCCTTCCGAACGCCGGTCATTTCGCGGCTGAATCCCTGCCCAAGTCCTTCTGCCATGTAGCCGCCGATTCCGGCGAAGACTTTAGACGGGGACGCAATACCGAGGATGCTCTTGACACCGCTCACAAGGCCATTGACCATATCGCTTACCGTCCGCTTTAGGCTCTCCCACATATGCAGGAATCCGTTTTTGATACCGTCAACGATATTCGTTCCGATGCTGCCCCAATCGTAGTCGAGGAACGTATCTACAATCGATTTGATTATCGTTGGGATCGACATGACAAGATCCGGGATTGCGCTAATAAGGCCCTCAATAAGCGCCATAATGATTTGCGGGCCGGACATGATGATTTGCGGAAGATTGTTAAGAATCCCCTGTACAATCCCGATAATAAGCTTTGGCGCAGTCTCAGTAAGCTGCGGAATGGATTTAATCAGGCCATCGATCAGCGATTTAACAAGTTTTGCGCCGGATTCGATGATTTTTGGGAAGTTTTCAGTAAGCGCGGTGATGAGATTTGTGATAATCTTGGGAGCCACCTCAAGCAGCCTTGGGACGGCATCAATGATCCCGTCCGCCAGAGCGAGGATGATCTCAAGCGCCGCATCTACCAAATTCCCGAGATTGCCAGGGTCGGTCAGCGTTTCGGCGATTTTGATGATTGCTTCTGTTGCCGCCGGGATCAATTCCGGAAGCGTCTCCGTAATGCCTTGTACCAGAGAGATAATAACATCTATACCGGTTTGAATGATTTCCGGCAGAAGCTCGACTATGGCCGGAACGAGAATCCCAATTGCCGTCGGCGCGATATCGCCCAGAACGGTAAGGATCTCCGGGAGCGCGGACATAAGCCCAGTAACCAGATTTGATGCGCCCTCGATAAGCGAGGGCAGGGTGGATCCGAGTATGCCCGGAAGCTGCGTGCTTACGGTTACCATCAGCGTAGTAATCGCCTCCACAATGCGCGGCAAAAGCTCCTGAATGCGCGGGATCAGGTTATTGCCCGCAACGACAATGGAATCCGTGAAGTTGCCCACGAGAGTTCCGAGATTCTGATCCGGGTCGGCGAGGCCGGTCACGAGGTTCTTCCATGCGGCTTTTACCATACCGAACGAGCCTTGAATTGTGGACGCGGCTTCTTTTGCGGTCGTGCCGGTGATGCCCATTTCGGTCTGCACGACATGGATTGCATCTACGATATCCGCATAGCTGGAAATATCGTATTTGATACCGGAAATTTTCTCCGCATCTTCAAGGAGGCGCTGCATTTCGGCCTGCGTGCCGCCGTAGCCGAGCTTGAGGTTATCAAGCATCGTATAGTTTGCTTTTGCGAAGCCCTGATATGCATTTTGGATTAAAGTCATGTCCGATCCCATTTTGTTGGCATTATCGGACATATCAGTCAGCGCCAAATTTGCTTTTTCTGCCGCTGCACTGGTATCCCCATCGAGAGACTGCAGCAGGGATGCAGAAAAGCTTGTCACCGTCTCCATGTACTCATTCGCAGACAGCCCAGCGGTTTTGTACGCGTTGTTTGCGTACTCCATGACTTTATCTTGGCTATCCTTAAAAAGCGTCTCCACGCCGCCGACAAGCTGCTCATAGTCTGCGTATGCCTGGATCGCCTTTGTGCCGATTGTGCCGATTGCCGTCGCCGCTGCGGTCACGCCGACAACTGCGGCCTTTCCGACAGTTGCAAGCCCGCTCTTTATTTTTTCGCCAAGCCCAAATGTTTTCTTCCCGGTTTCGTCGATGCCCTTGTCGGCCTCGGACGTATCGGCGCCGATTTTTACAAAAAGTTCAAACAGATTCATCTTTGGATTTTTTCACCTTCAATCCGCACCGGCGTACAACGTCGGCGGTGATCTCCTCGCAGGTTCGGTTATCCTGCGGCTTCGGGCTGATGATGTCGGTGTACTTTGCCTGCACAAAGCTTCCGCCCGCGAATTTCGCTGTATTTTCCGTGATCGTGCGCATACACTCCGCCGCATAAATGCGAAAGGCTGATTCCTCGTTCTGCCGCTTTATCAAAATCGGCAAAAGGCGAATCAGCCCTCCCGCGCTTATCTTTGGAGCCGCCAGCAGCGCAAGCGTTACGCTTTCGCCTCCGACGCGCACGACTTGAAAAAATCAGTGAGATCTTTGTCCTCGGCCAGTTCCCGGATCTGCCGCATTGTAACGAGAACGTTCTGCTCCCGGATCGCGTCAACTGTCACGCTGTTTATCACAGCCAGAATGCTAAACGCGTCTTCTCTATGCTTTTTCAGGATCAGCGGGATCCACTGGCCGATGCGCTGCACGCCGATTGCGTATCTCTCGCCGACTGTCTGCGGCTTTTCGTCGTCTGTCAGCTTTTTCAGGCTTCCCCTGAGTTCTTCGTCTGCCACGATGTTCAGCGCGTATACGCTGATTTCGCAGAGGACATCTGCCGCCTTATCGGTGCTGAATTCCGAAAGTTTCATATCGGCCTCCTATCAGGTTTCTGCCGTACCGGCCTTGATGTACAGTTCATACGGCACGACATCCTGCTTTGAGATCGAATAATGCGCGGTGTATTCAAACGCCATCTGTCCCTTGCCCTTGTCGGCGGTTTTCAGCTGGAATCCGCCGGTAGAAAGCGCATTCATCAAACGGATTGCGATAAAGCCGCCATTGGTTGCACCGTTCTTGTCAGAGTAGTCGCCGACAAGCCAGATGTCCTTGAAGTCGGCACTGTCCAGGTCGCGGCGCGGAACAACTTTCGTTGCGTCCGTGCCGTCGATGTCCGCCGCCGCCATAAGGGATTTGGCAGATGTGGTCGTCACCGTGACAAACGTTCCGGAACACTTTACGTCCACGTCATCCAGCCGTTTCAGTTCGAGTGTATTCTTGGGGCAATTATCTACATCTTCGCCGTAGTCAGAGAACGTCGGTGTCGCCGCGAACGTAATGCCGCCGGTCGTTGCGCCCAGCTGATTTTCTGGTTCAAATGCACCGGTCGCCGGTGTGAAATCGCTCAGAATTACACCGGCGTTGATTTGCAGCTGCTTGAAGGTATCAGCAGGTATTTTTGTGAATTTCGCCATGAAATCAGTCCTTTCAGTTTGCGGTGATGTACTCGATTGTAATGTTCAAGTACCGCCGCTTGATATTTGCATCAGAATCGTCCCGGACGTTCTGACACCACGGAGATCCGCGCTTGATCCAGATCGCGCCGCCGTCGCACGGCACAAATACGCCGCCGAGGCCGATCGCGTCCGCGATCTCCTGTGCTTTTGCGTTTGGCTCCGCTTCCTGCGTGGTGTAGTACCACAGATTTACTGTCAGGCCGATTTCTCCGCTGTCCCACGCGCCTGTGATCAGTTCATAGGTCAGCCACGGGAAAACGGCGTCGTCCGGCACGCTGGACGCGGGATAGGCCGTCAGGAATTGTGAGAACCACGCGTGCAATGCTTTGTCTTTTGTCATGTTGGCAGTGCTTTCTTTTCAGCAGTGAAGTATTTCAGGGCAAAGCTAGCGGACTTCGGCGTCTGTTTGTCCTTCGGCTCGGACGTGACGCGGTACGTCTCGCCGGTCGTCTTGTCGCGGAAGAAGTCGTTATAATCGATTGGTACGGCTTTTTGCACAAGCACCGAGTAAACGCTTGTCACGCCCTCTTTCTCCGCTCTGCGCGCCTCCATGGACGTGTCAAGCGCCTGATAGTTCATAAACTCCGCGCCATCCGTCCATGTTGTGATATATCCGCCCGCTCCATCCGGTGTGCGGCTTTTTTCGAGCAGCACGCACGGGCGGGCAAAATCATCAAGTAAGCTCATATCAGATCTTCCTCCACTGGTTCATGCGCGATTTGAACGTCGTCTGCCATGTCACGGCCCCGCTCGCGGACGTGCTTCCGCTTGATCCCTTCGAGTAGCTATACCCGCCGAAGCTTTCCGAGGTGAACGGGCTTGCTGCTGCGTCGCCGTTTTTCTCCTGCCACGCTCTGATTTCAGCTTCGAGGGCGAGGACAGAAGAGGGGACGGCCATCGGCCAGATGGAGCCGTTGAAAGTCTCATCCGCCATCCCGTAATCCGGGTATCGGTGCACACCGTCATTAAAAACGGAGCCTACAACCCGGAAGAATTGTCCTTCTTGCAGGAACGGCAGCGCAATGCTGCCGTTTTCTACTGTGTACGTTCCGCTGATCCGATCCGTTTCAAACCAGTTCCGCAGAACTCCGCACAATTCGGTCAGCATTGTGCCGCCTCCTTCCTTACTTCGCCGTTACCGTTGCGTTGCCAGCCTTCTGCGCTTTGTAAGTCGCGTCAGCCTCAACGACTGTGATCTTCTTGCCCGTCGCTGCCGTGACATCGGACTTTCCGTCCCACGTTGACCACGTTCTGACGTTCTGGCCATAGGTCACAGTCTCAGCCGAATCGCCTACCTTGTACTTGTAGATGTTTCCGCTTGCTTCCTTCGCGGGCGTTACCGTGATCTTCGTGTTTCCGGTTGCGGTTCCGGCTGCCGAAGTAACGGTCAGCGTTCCGAGCGTCGGCGTTTCGTCGATATCCGCAACTGCGATGCCGTCCTGGTACTCCGCAAACAGGGTGAGCCCCATGATTGCGAAAGACTCAGAAACCGCCGTAGAATAGTTTCCCTGCACGTGGAAGCCAACAAGATTGGTTTCTCCGTCAGTTCTGTACTCAAGCCCGGCGCGGGAGAAATCACTGTCCGCAGGATCGATGTAGTACAGAACGATGTTTTCAACCGGCGTTGCGATCACGCGGCCGCGCTTGATTTCCTCATCGGACAGCAGAAAAACTGTGCTGTAGCCCATGAAATTCTTGATGTACTGGAAACCGAACTCGGTCTGGATGGTGATGTCCGCGCCGCCGAGGTAGTCATACAAGTCCATGACGTTCACAAAGCCGACAACGTTTGTAGCGGTTCTGTGCATCTGCTTGAACTTGTTGATAACAGCGCCCTTCGCCATCGCAAGCGCGCGCTGCCAGTTGGTTTCGCTGACGGTCAGCAGGCCGGTGTTGAGGTAGGTATAAAAGCGGTTCGTGACGTTTGTCTGAAGCTCGTAGAGGAACGCTTCATCGGTCATTGCGACTGCGACATCATAGCCGTATTCCTTGATCGCCTCGATGGAGACCGCCTTCGCGTACTTTTCGACGTTGATGTTCGCATAGTCCTTCTCAACGACCGTCGCTTTGGAGTAGGGAATCTCTTCACCCTCGCCGACGCTCTGCGCGAGCGTCACGCTTGCGGTCTTGGATTTCAGGACGGTTCCCGGCTGCTTTTTGATGGGGCGCATAATGCCGAGAATGTCGCGCAGGTGCTGCCAGTTCCGCGCAAAGCGGGTTACAAAATCGATTTCGCGAGCGGTTACCTGAACGTCGCTCGTCATGGTCAGGTTGTTTTTTGCTGCCATATTATTCTTCCTTTCCGAACAAATTGAGATTTGCGGCAATTGCTGCCTGCCGTTCAGACGCGTCCCTGATTTTGAAGATGTCGTCCCGGCTCATAGCGCCGCCGTTGTTTGCGGGCGGGTCTTTGGTGTCCGCGCCCTTCTGTTTCGTGGTAACAACGAAATCTGCCCACTCTTCCTTGATGGACTTCTTCAAATCATCGGCGTTCTTGATCTTGCCGTCTTCCAATTCAACCGAAGAAAGATCGGTGACCTTCAAAACCGAATCAATGCGCTTTTCGCTGATACCCGCAGACTTCAAAAGTTCCCGATACGCGGATTCCTTCGCGCTCTTGGTTTCCTTCTGCATCTGCTCTCTTTTGTAGTCGTCAAATTCCTTTTTGACCTTGTCGTGCTTATCCTTCCAGCCATCGTCGCCTTTGGCTTTCAGGTTTTCAAGCTCCGCCTGTACTCCGGGGAGCTTTTCGGCGTCTGCCTTATACCGTGCAAGGTCGCTTTTCAGCCCGTCTACGGTATCGGTGTGTGCCTCAATGATCGTATCCATCTGCTCTTCGGTAAGCCCCATGCCCTTCAGGAGCTTTCGCGTCAGTGCCATGTTCTATCTTCCTTTCCCTTGTCGGCGGTGCTTTGCCGCGACAGAACAAAAAATGTGGCAACAGTCATTTCTTTGCTGTTACCACACTTATACCGTATATTTATGGCTCTGGGACGCAATCTTTATCCGTTTTTCATCTCATCTTCGACGATTTTCCGGTATTGCGCCGAATGGTCCGCTGCTGCGGGCTTCAAATACGGCTGTGCTTTGTTTCCAGCCGTCCAGTGCCAGTTCCCCTTCGCGTCCTGATACGCCCACGGCGTAGGTCTCCCGCCCGGATAATACTTACCGGTTCCGAGTTCGACGTATGCGGCATATTCCGTGTCACTTCCGATGTATGCAGCCGGTTCCCCTTCATCTACGCGGTGCGTGATACTGTTCCTCAGATTGCCGGTGTCCACCGGGCAAAGCCGCTTTGCATACTTTTCGGCCGTCATGCCGATCTTTTCTAGGGCGCGAATCAGCGCGTCGTGCATAGCGGACTTCACTTCTTCGGAGTTGTCGATAAATTTAACGTCCATTTTTCTTTTTCCACTCTGCCCATTCCGCATAGCTCATGTTCTCAATCAGTTCATTCCGCCCGGTCTCCGGATTTCTGGCGCGGCGCTTGCCTCCGGAGGTGTCGATTCCTTCAATCTCGGATACCAGCGTGCAGCGGCAGTTATAGATTTCGGACGGTGGGCCGTTCGGGTCGCCTGGGTAGCGGCAGCCGTTGGAGAACTTTTTGTCGTTGTCCACGATCTCACCGTCGAGCATGGCGTGGGAGTGGCGGGTTCTTCCGTCGAGCGTCGCCATCCATTGTTTTCTGCACTTGATTCCCATTTTCTCAGCGGCATAATAGGAATCCAGCCGTCCGGCGTTCTGTGCGCCGGTGACGGCTGTGCGTGCCGTCCGGATGGCGCTGTCGCGGTTCATGGTTGTAATGCGGCTTTGCAGATCATCCGCCATGCCTTTGATGCTCCGGCCCTGTAAAATGGAACTAGTGACGCTGGCCGTGATCTGCTTTTTCCCGTATGCAAGATCTATCCCGCGATTAAGTGCCCGCTTTTCCGGATAGTACGGCATAAGCTCCGGCTGCTCTGAGATCAGGCGCTTCACGGTCTGTTCGTCCCAGATATCGAAGCCAACGTCACCGGTGACCTGCTCAATGGTGTACGCCGCGAAATTCCGGTTCAAACTGTAAATGCCCGGCGTTGCATCGTTGACATACGCAACAGCAGCAACGTTTGCATTTGTCATGCGCTCTGCGACCTTATCCCGTATCGCCTCAAAGCGCCTTCCACGCCCGATCTGCGCAAGCCGCCATTGCTTGTATTGATCCTCCGAGATCTCCCCGGCTTCCATGCGCGCCTTTTCCACCGCGTCACGCGCTGCAAATTTGCCGAAGTAATCCCTGATCGTATCCGTCAGATCGCTATACGCTTCCCTGTATATCGCAGCAATCCGCTTTTCAAGCTTTGCGAGCTCTGCGTCGGTCATTTTCTGCCCGACGGTGTTGCTTGTGCTCATACGCTTCTATCCGCCTCGCCAAGCACGGCGCAGACGAGGGTAACGATGATGGTGCTCATAATATTCTCCTCAGAAGCAGAACGCAAAGCTTACGCCGAGGCTGTTTGAGGCATTGGACGCGCCCGCCTGGCCGTTTGCTCTGACTCTGCAAAACATACCGCCGCTGGCTGACGACCGTTCCCACCAGAACTCGTCAACGCCTTCTCTCTTCTTGATCTTCGGGTTGCCTGCCTTGTAATAGTCGTACTGGCTTCCTTCCCCGGCTACGGAAGAACTTGCAGTCCCGAAAATCTCCACCTCGCTGAGCAGGAACAGCGTGTCCGATACTATCTCAATCGTCGTGCTGTTGCCCCCCTCAGATGTCTTCTTGTTTACCGCGTGGATGCCGTTCTGCACCTCCGCCGGCATCAGCGCCAGAATCGTAGGCAGATAGGTCAGGCGCATATCGGTGTTCTTCCAGCCGAGACCGCTCAGGTTGGTGCTGTACATCTGCTTTGCTTCGCTGTAACAATCATGCAGCTGGAACGTCAGCGGAGCCGTGCCGAAGCCGTCCGCATACTCGTCATGATTCTTGCCGATGATATCGACCTGATAGGCCGTCCCGCCGATGTTCATGGTCTTGCTGTCGCCCACGGCCCAGCTGTCCGGGGCGATCCCGGTCCTGCACACCGCGATGATCTCTTCCCATGTATTGTCGGCAAAGCTGTCGAGATACAGGGGCATTTTCATGCTCTGCGTGCCGATCACGATGCTCTGCGCGGCATTCACCCCGTTTTTCGCCGACGTAACGCTCCACGCGCCTGCCTCCGGCAGCTCCAGCGTGCACACTCCGTCTGTCCCGGCAGTTCCCGTGACCGTTTTGGAGCCCTTCACTGCCGTGACTGCCGCCCCGGCAGAGGTGGTCACGACCAGCTTCGGCGTGATGCCGGTCTGGATCGCCTGAATCGCCGACACGAAGCCGTTCGGATAGACCAGCTGCGCGGATGTGCCTCCCTTGGCTCTGATCGCGTTCGCGACCGCCGTGAGGTCGGTGTCAAATGTCAAAAATTCCGCCATCAGAAGCTGCCTCCATTCGCGTTTGCGATCTCTACAGCCGCCCACGCACCGTTGGCCACCCGCAGAAATTTGCCGTTGTCAGAAGCCGTGACAGACGGCACTTCGCGAACCTTGACAGCTCCGGTCTTGCCGTTGACGGAGGTGACAGGGGCGGTTTTGAGGTAGTCCTTGCCCGCCACGGCCACCACCCACGCCGTCGGCTTGCCGCTTGCGTCGACCGCCTTGACCTTGATAAGGTCGCCGACCTTCGCCCCGGAGGCCAAAAGCACGTCCTGCTTGCCGCTCCATTCGGCTTTGTTTTCGCGCACGTCGCCGATGGCCTCGTCGATCTGCGCGCCGGTATACTGGCTGTTGTACGCCATGTGATCACTCCTTCATGCACAGGAAATCCTCGCCGTCAGCCGTTTTCATCGTCTGCGACTGCCCAAGCGGGATAAATCCGTAGTTGTCGTTCCAGCTGCCGTCCGCGCTTTGCGCGAACAGCGAAATTCTGTATTCTCCGTCTCCGGAAAGCAGGAAATCGTCGTATACCTCAAAGGTGCGCTGCGTGCCCGCCGGGGTCTGGGAGAAGGACGCGATCAAAGCGCCCTTCCCGCGGCCCCAATCCTCGCCGGACTTCGTCGCGCGGCACTCAAAAGCCGTATAGGCGATGTCCGACGAGAATGTGACGGTGATCGAGTCGAATCCCGAGACTGCCGATATCTTGTTTCCGGTGATGGAGAAGGTCAACTCCGGCGCGGCCATTAGGCTGCGCTCCACGTCCCGGCGGCGTTCTTGACGAAGACCTTCACGATCTTCACGCCGTCGCCGGAGGACGCTGCTTCGAGATCCGCGCCCTTGACGGTGACGTTGATGGCGGTGTTCTTCTTGTAGCCGCCCGCCGTGCCGCTGACGTTGGTGGAGCCGCCCGTCGTCGGGATCTGGGTGCCCGCCGTGTGCAGGCTGCTCGTCGCCGGAACGACGCGGACGGTGTATTCCTCAAAGTCCACATCGCAGACGAAGGAGAACGCCGCTGCGTCGTAAGATCGGAAGATGGAAATGCGGCTCTTGTCGGGGCCGGTGATGGTCACGGCGGGGATCGAGGTGTTGAGCGTGATGGAGTCGCTGGCCGCAGTCGATTCGTTGCCGACGTCGTCGCGCACCTTTACATAGATCGTCTTCAGGCCGTCGCCGTCCGGGAGCGTAATGGATTTTGTTGCGGCGAACGTCTCCCACGACGCATCTGCTTCCTTTTCCGCCGCCTTTGTGCCCCAGATCTTCATCTGGTAGCCGGTCGTCGCGGCGTCGGTGACTGAGATCTTCGCGGTGACGGTCGCGCTGGTCGCGTACTGCGCGCCGTCGTTCAGGATCAGCGATAGGCCGGCAGGTGCCAGCGTATCAAGTGTCAGATTGAAAAAACTTGCCATCTGGATTTATCCCCTTTCTTCGCTTGTGAGTTCGATGTACAAAAAGCCGCCAGGCCTTTCGTAGATGGTTTCTGTGCCCAAGCGGGCGGATTTGATGCCCATGGAGCCGATGAACAGCTCCAGAATGCGTTTGATTCCAACTGCCAGCATGTTATCCCTCCAACAGATACAGTGTCCGCGCGTCCTTTTTGTCCAGCGCGTCATAGTCCGATTTTGTCAGCACGCGGATCTCATCGATCTGCGCCGATGCAATGCCTCCGCCGCCAGAGCCGCCGCCGGCACGCACGGAAACGTTAAAGGAAACGTCGACCGGATCGCGGTTCTTGAGTTCAAATTCAATGCCGCCCATCACAACACCGCCTTTGATAGCGCGTGCGCAACGTCGATCTGCTTGATCTCCGAGCCAATCACGTCACCGCTCTTGAATTTCACGCGCACCTGCATCTGGCAGAGCTTCGGCAGGCGGAATGTTTCTTCCTGCGCCAGCGGGAAATAGAATTTCCCGTCCGCGTATGTGATCTGGCCTGGGTAATACTTCTGCAAATACAGAAGCGTCATTTCGATCTTCTCAATATCGTCGATCTCGACAGCCTGCCCGTTGTTCTTGACCGTGACGGCCAGGCTGTACGCATCGCCCTGTACCATGCTGCTCATACGTCTATTCCTCCATATCTTTCGTGGAATATCGCTCTAATTCTTCCGCGCTTTTCCTCTTCAAAATGTTTGCGATTTCCTCCTGCGTAAGCCACGGCAGCTTGCTCAGAATCGTTTCGTCGTCAAGGTAGCTCGCGGCAAGCAGCACCATCTGCGTCTGCTCCAGCTGGTTCACGATCTTCGAGCGCGTAAATGTCGGATCATCGTCAATGCCGATCAGTGCAAAAAGCTGATACAGGAAATCACCGACGCAGTATTCGAATTCGTCGACCTTGTTGTCCATCTGCTGGTATGCCGCCGTGATCTCGGTCGCCGTCTTTTGCCCGCCCTGTATTTTCGTGGTGTCCAGCATCTGAAAGTCCCTGTAAAGATCGTCGCTGAGTCTGCTCAGCAGCGCTTCCCGCGCCTCGACTGGAATCGTAAGCGTGTGGGCCTCCGCCTTTGCGCCGTCGTCGTCCACAAGGCCAACTCCGATCCTCCGCATAGTTTCTTTGAACCGCGCCATATCGATTTCGTCCATGCCGCCTGCGTTAGAGATCGTCCAGTAGATAATCGATGCGTCATCGACGGTATCCGCGAAACCGGATTTGATCAGATCATAGCAGTCGATTGCCTCGCGTTGTCCAACAAGCTCGGACTGCCGGGCGCGATTGCCGTACATGGGGATGATCGGGAATCCGGGGTAATTCTGATACTCCAAGATTTCTGTTCCGTCCACCTCAGACGAAGCTTCGACGGAGATATAGCCGCGTTTCGGTGCTAAAATCTCCATCTCTTTCCCGCTCCTGCGGATGAATTGTGTGAATCCGTCCGGCTCGTACAGTGTCGCTCGCAGCGGCTTGTTCGCCGCTACCTGCCAGAACCGAATACCGGCGCGAAGCGATCCGTTTTCCTCATCCAGCAGCGGCACAAATTCTAGGGCCGTGAACACTTCCAGATGATCGAGGTTCCAGAAGCCATAAGCCACGCCGCCAACAAGCGCCGAGCGCGCCAGCTCCTGAATCTGATTGTCAAATTTTCTGCCGAGCCGCTTCTTGTTCTCTGCGTTTTTCAGTATCACGCCGTTGCTGAGCAGATACTGTGTTTCCTGCCGCATGAAAATCGGGAAGAATGCGCTGCGGAGCTTATAATTTGCGCTATAGTTGTCCGGGATAGCCTTCCCGGATAGCGTATAAAGCAGCTTCTGCACGGTAATGATGGTAACATTTCGGTGCTCGTCGTATTCCCGCGCAATTTTTGCCTGCTGGTACAGATCCGAGTTTTTATGATCGTTGATTGCCGCCAGAACAAATTCCATTCTGTCCCGATCCGATTTCTCGGCAACCTCTAAAAAATCCTGATATGTTTTCATGCTTCACCTTCTTATCTCGCCAGCTCCGGCACGAAGATATGTTCCTTAAATGCCTTTTTCAGCACTGTCATCGCCATATAGCGAACCTCATCCATCGCGTGATCGTTTTCCTTTACAACGCGGTCGACTTCGCTTTTTTCGTCCCAACGATACAGGCCGAACTCCCGGATTGTATTCTCGCAGCTTTCATGAATCTTGATTTTTCCATTTCGCAAAAAATCAGACACAGTTCGGATTCCATTCATAACGTCATTGTCTGCGTGCCTGACCTTAAATCTGCCTCGCCTGCGAAGCGCCTCGATAAAAGACGCCGCTGACGGATCAACGACAACTGCCCGAATCGTTTTTTCTCCGGCCAGCCTCTCGACCATATCGCAGTATTCCTCATCGGTCTTCTGCGCCCTTGTCTCGCGTCCGCTGTAATAGATTTCTGCAATGCGCACAGCGGACCTCTTCCCAACACACCATAACCCGGCAGAAAACGGGTTCAGCGTGCCATAGTCTATAGATATATAATAATCTCCGGTGTCCGGGATCTCCTGCGTGATGCAGTCATCTCCAAACATCGGATATACCAGTCCTTCGGCACGTACCCAGAGGCCGAGAATGTAGCGGTCGTAATAAACCGTCCCTTCGTATTCTTTTTTCAGATTTTCTTTAAAAGATTCCGGCAGGAACGGATTGTCGTCTATTGTGTATGTCTGGCTGAAAATGTCCGCGTTGCTATCAAGGAATTTTTTCAGCCAGTGGTCAGGATATTGCGGATTGAACGTCCCATCAAAACAGGAGTATTCCTTATCAAGACGGCTTTTTAGCAGCGCGAAGACTTCTTCCGACCAGTCCGCGACCTCGTCGCCGTAGCAATATTTAATCGACGCGCCGCGGATCTTTGAAACCTGAGAAACCTTTTCCGCACCGAGGCAATAGCACTTTTCCCCGAAAATCCACGCTGTGTTGTCGCTGGAGATTGTTCCGACAAGCATATCGCCATACAGGTTCCGCATCGGCTCCAGCACATTTCGCTCAATCGTGGATTTTGTTACGCCGAGAATGACGGCCAGACCATCTTTTCCGATTCGCTCACGAATCCGGATCGGTATGATCCATCGAAAATCGAGGTAAGTCTTCCCACTTCTGGTGGCTCCGCCCTTGAAGTTCCATCGATGCGTCCCGTATTTTACAAATTCACGTTGTTTCGGACTTAACAGCATCTTGGAACTCCTTCAGCATCGAATCAAGCTTCTCCATTGTCGTCCTGTTGCGGTCGGAAGCTGCCGCGTATCGCTTCATGAGACTGTCACCGGCTTTCAGCCGGTCGGACAGCGATGCGTCCATGCCGAACTGGTCTTTGACCTCCCCGCGCATGACGGCAGTGTAAAATTTCAGAATTTCGTTGGAATCTGCGACAAGCGCCGCTTCCTGTTCGTCCAGCCTGCGCTTTATATACGCAGAAATAGCTGGTTTTGACAGGTTTTCTGCCGCAATCACTCTGCATGATGTTTCTTTGTACCCGGCCTTTTTCGCTGCTTCTGTCGCGTTTCCGGATTTCAGATATTCTTCGCAGAATCGTCTCTGCTTCGGCGTAAGCTTTTCATCCGCCATCGCTGTAAAGCCCGGCCAGCAGCTTCACCACATCCGCAATCTGGTACGTTTCCAGCAGAGTGACGTTCTTCGGCTTTTCATCAGGTCGATATTCGTAAACCATGTATTTCGTCACCATCCTGTCATTTTTCGCGGAATAGATCTGCATTTGATTGATTTTTATTTTGATTCCGTTGTACAAGAGCGCTGTTTGCAGCTTGTGTGCAAGGGCGCGCAAACTCGCCATAGCCGCTCCTTTCTGCCTCATTCTTTCGTTCTCGTGTCTCCGTGTGTGAATAAATATATTTATTCACACCGGAGAACACGAGAACAGGAGGAGGAGGTTTCCGCAGAACGCTGCGGTGCCGATGAAGAAGGGCGTAGAGTTGATCTCTACGCCCTTATAGTAAATGTTAAATTTGGCTCTGGGACGCAGACTTTTTCATAAAAGCCCTCTTTTTTGCCCCACAAGGCGAATAAATTGCCTGTGCCATTCCTGCGCGGTGCGTTCGGATACATAAACCGCCATTGCAGCGCCCTGTAAGGTGTGCGTCCGCTTCCAAAGAACCAAGTCTATGAGCCGGAGTCTCTCCGCGCCGTCAACGAGCCGTTCCGTCTCCGCGATTGCCTCCGCAACGGCAGCGCGCTCGGCCCTCGTCATCAGCCCGCCGCCCTTATAGCTGCGAATCATCCATTTTGCATAGGCCCACCAGCCGTATCGCGGCGTGCTCATCAGTAATGTTGCCTCCCTTCGCGCTTTGCGCGGTTCGCATCGTGCAGCGTCCGCATACAGCCCCGTGTCGTTGCATATCTCGCCGCGTCCTTCGATTGCTCCTGCTTGTACCTGTCCGCCTCCCGGCGGAATGCTATGTATCGGGTGCAGTCCGTGTGACAGCCGGTGTGCCTGTCCGCACAGCCTTTGCACGGAGCCTGCACCGGTGTAAGCCCTAGATTTCCCTGCATTCGTCCACCCTCACACATACGCGCTTGCCGCCCACCTCGACGACATAGCCCGTCCGGTTTGACCTGTATTTGTATTTCTCGGCGGGATAGACCCGCCCGCAGACAGGCCGCATTTCTGGATATACCGGGATCGAGCACGTGATCAGGATCCGCACGCGCTCCGCCCGGCCCATCACAGCGTCCCTATGTGCCGTCCAGGCGCACGCTTCGCTGCAAAAATTATATTTTGCCTTGTACTTCGACGGTGCGCGCATAAACGTTTTCCCGCAGGCATCGCACGTCAGCTGCATCGGCGGTCTTGGCGGCTTACGCTGCATCTTGCTCATAGCTTTACCCCCTTGATGTACTTATCGAAATACGTCACGGCGACAGCCATCGCCGCCCACATATCCGCAGAGAAGCCGTAGAAGAAGCCGGGATTCTTCTTCGTGCCCTTGCCGAAATTCTGCTGGCCGGGCGCGTAGCGATCAACAAGAGCCTGACGAATGTTTGCGTCTTTGGCAGAGAGTGAACCGCACAGATCAAGCTTTTCTTCGCGGCGGTATATCCGTATTGGCTCGTAGCCTCCCGACCTCAACGCTATTTCCCAAAACCGGCCAATCCATACGCAGGTGTCAAAAACTTCCTGCCCGACCGTCATTCCCATTCCAGCAATCATTTCGATTGCAACATCCATGCAGTTCGCATAAAGCTTGCGGTCAAGCATATCAGTCACTGCCGGATTCTCGATCTTCCCGGCCTCCAGCACGCGGCGAATTTCTTCGCCGTCGTGCTCGACCACCACATAGCCGGATTGCGTATTGCCGGGGTCAATCGCCAGAATTGTGCCCATCAGGCCACCCCCTTTGTTCTATCCCATCACGAGCCAGCCGATCCCGCAGGCGGTCCATCTTTTTCTGCTTCCACGATGCTACATAATAATGCAATTCATAGAGTATCATCATCTGTTCCATCATGATCTGCACGTCTGCGATCTCCTCAGCGATGTGTTGCTTGTCTGTCTGCCCTCTAAGGCTTTTGCACAGCTCTTTTTGCAGTTCACTCAGTTCTTCGATTGCAACGATGCGCTGAATCTCGCTGCCATAGGCAGAAAGCGCCGTTTCTAGTATTTCCTTGTTGCTCACCGTTCGTTCCCTCCATCCATCTTCGCGCCGCATTTCCCGCAGAAATTATGCCATCGCGAGCACAATGTTGCGCCGCACACCGGGCAGCAGTCATACGGGATATCCACATGTACCATATTCCTGCGGTAAAGTGTAGAGCGGTCTCCCGCTAAAACTCCGATCTCCTCATGGTATCCCACAATCGTCCTCGTGCGCACTTCCGTCACCGGCGTTCCATGCACCACCTCCGCAACGTCGGCGGCGGGCAGCTTCCTGATTTCTGCAAACGCCGCAGCGTAATCCCCGCACGTCCGCGTTGTAATTTCCAGCGCCTCCGCGCGCTTGATGTAATCAGTCATCATTTACCCTCCTGTTCCATGCCTCGACCGCTTCAAACCGGAATCCGTATTCACTCCCCGTCTGCGAAATATGGCATTTGGAGCAGGAACACAAATACCATTCTGTAAATCTGTTATGGTGATTGGTTACGACAGCTTCACCGCCGCAGAACGGGCACGGTTTCAGTTCAGCCATCCTTCTTGCCCTCCTCTACACGCGGCTTAAGCCATTCTTTGATTTGCATCGCGCAGGAGCAGCAAAGCTCAATATCAAGTGATTCCTCATGGAACGCGCTTCGTATGTTTACATACGTCGCAGAGCTTGTGGGGTTTATCTCCGCTCCGCAGCGGTCACAGACTCGTTTCGTTGCCATTCTTCTTGCCCTCCATTCTTGCCCGCAGCAGCTTCGCGTACAGTTTGATCGCCAGCGTGTCCTGTACCACACCGGCGTTTGTCTTCCAGCGCGGCTTTGCCGTCAGCCCCCAGTTTGCATGGTTTCTGCTCGTGCCGATGGACATGAGGATCTTTCTTGCGCGTTTTCTGGTCATGCCTTGCCCTCCGTTTCCTCGGCGGAATTGCGCGTCAGTACCCACAACTCCCCGGCTCTCTTGAGCCAGTAGAGCCAGTCCGCCATAATTGCATCAATCACCGCAGCCGCCTTGTCATGCGGCATGGCGAGAATCGCCTCCGAGGAAAGCTCCGTCGTATTATCTTCCATCACGGATTCATACAAGCGGCTACGGATTGGGATTCTGCAATACTTTTCCTGTCCATCAATTGTCCCACGGATTACTCCCTGGTTGCTCATGCCTTTCCCTCCATTTCCTGCAAAGCCTTCTCGGCTTCTTCTCGGGTTAAAAATACGGTTTTGCCGATGTCCTCCGGCCTGATCGTGCCGAGCCCTAGCGTATTCAGCACGGTTCGCCCGTTCAGCGTGCTCACATCCGATACGGTAAAACTATATACCCGCTTAACCGGGTGATTGCAGTACGTCCACAGTTCATCTCCCTGCCTGCACGGCAGCACCACCACGCGCCCGTCCTTGTCGGCCTCGGCAAGCTCTACGAGCCTGCTGATTGGCGTATTGTTTAGCGTTTCGAGGTCAACCATGTGCTTTGCACATAGCGCAAGCTTAACCGTTTCCACTGTTTCCGGTTCAAGCCCCGTGTCCTCGTAGGCTTTCAGCCGCCAATAAATTTTCATCGCGTGCTCTCGCACCGCGGCTACGTCAATCACGCTTCTGCGTGTCGTGTGCTCGTCCACCCGAACATCAGGTATCGTCAGCCGTTCCATAGTTCTTCCTCCACATACCGCCAGCTCTGCGGCGGGCGGGTGATTGGCTTGGGTTTTACCTTGAGCGCTACCTCTACCTCATTTGGCACAGCGTAAAATTCCCGCAGTTCGCGCGGGGTGTCGTAAATCCTGAGGTTGGATATGTGCCAGCCGTATCCGACGCCGCCGTCCAGATACTTCTCCAGCTCGTCTTTTGTCAGGCAGGCATCTGCAAGAAGCGTATCAAGGGGTGTGCAGTCCATGTTCCAATCGCAGATGCAATATTTCGGCGGCTCACAGATTGCTCCTACTCTGACGATCCTTTCAAAAATGTCGTCGCATACAAACTCGCCGATGACCTTTTGCCGCTTATCCCATAAGCCAGTGGTCGGCGCTTTTTCCGTCTTTATGAAAACCGGCTTGCCGTGATACGTCTCTCCATAATTCTCATCGCCGTCTTTCATAATGGTGAGTAGCTTTTCCTCCGGTTTTGTGCAGTAGATGTAGCACTTAAACGGCGTATCCATCTTCGGGCGCGTCTTGCGCACCTCGATCGTTTTCTGCCCGTTGATGATCTTCTCGCACCACTTCGGGCGGATGCTGATTAAAACAGATATCATGCCTTGTCTCCTTCCTCCGGTGCGCCGCGCCATTCCCAGTTGTCTGTGCTGCTCCCGATTCCGGAGCATTTCATGCACGCGCAATCCGGTTTCTTCGCGCAATTATCGCAGTCTTCTTTTCCGGTCGGCTTAAACCCTTCCGGGCAATCCTCAAACCTCGCACAAAACATGCAGCCAGCTTTCCGAATCTCCTTTTTCAGCGCTGCGTTCTCGGCGGTCAGGCGCTCGATCAGTTCTGCTGCGGCCGTATTTACCTCGTCAAAACAGTCTTTTTTCCCTACTACGGGGCATTTTTCGCACGGGACTCCAAATTTGCAGCACCGCAGCGCCTGCACGATTTCCTGCCCTGTCATATCGTGTCCTCCGAAATCAGGTTATATTTTTTGAGCAGCGCGGGAACTTCGTTCTCGTCTATGATCTCGTCCCGGAATGTTTTTATGTGCGTCCAGTTGTGCGGCGCCCCGCCGATCCACTGGAACGTCCAGAGACTCGATTCATTTTTGCAGTGGTAAATCTCTACGCTGAACGCTTTTCCGATACGGAATCCGTTAGAATCCAGCCGTTCCGGCTCAAGCATACCAGATATGTACTGAAAGCCGTTCCCGTCTGTCCCGCTGACGATTAGCTTATATATGCCATTCATCTCAAAATGTCCTCCATCAATGCCTTAAAAATCGGGTATGCCTGCTGCGGCACTACAGCGTTTCCGAGGCATTTAAGTCTGTCCACCCTGGCGGGAATCCCATGAGCCACTCTACCCACGTCGGGTTCAGCTGCCCAGCAACGTCCGTCCGCAAGCTCCTGTGATTGTTTCCGCCGTGCGATCCCTGCGCATCCGCTGCGCAGGGCGTTGTCCACAAGCCTTTCGTCCGCGCAAGCACGTGCTCCCGCAGATTGGATAAGCCTCCACGCTCCCCCTGATTGCTTGCAAATGTCGTTTTCCCATCCGCAATCAAATTGATTCTCTTTTCTGATGCTATCGTGCAGCCTACTGTCGTCGGTGTCGGCCACATCTGCGATTCCGACGAAGAATACCCTGGACCGTCTGTGCCAAGCTCCGACAGCCGCAGCCTCAAAATTAAACACGACGACGTGATAGCCAGCACGCTCCAGATCCTTGACCACCTGCCCGGCGGCAATCTTGATGATTCCAGGAACGTTCTCACCGACAACGCAGCGCGGGCGCAGCTCTCGGATAACTCGAAGCATCTCCGGCCAGAGGTATCGATCATCCCCTTTGCCATTTTGCTTTCCAGCCACGGAGAAGGGCTGGCATGGGAATCCGCCAGAAATAACGTCAACTGTTCGTAGGCCTGTCCGCTCATAAAAACTCTCCTTTGTCAGTGTCCGGACATCACGCCAGCGCGGCACGTCCGGCCAGTGCTTTTCCAGCACCTTCGTCGGGTAATCGGCAAACTCGCACTGCCCGACGGTCGTAAATCCTGCCCACTCGGCAGCCAGATCAAGCCCGCCGATCCCGGAAAACAGGCTCAGATGCGTCAGCATTTTGTTTCCTTCCCCGTCGGCGTCAGCTTCGCCAGCATGATCTGGCCGAGATCCGCAACGTAGACCAGCCGTCCGCGGCTGTACACCATCAGCTTGTCGCCCTGGATCTCCATCCGGTCTGCCTCGATGTTTGTCAGATCGTGGCAGCAATCGCAAACAAATCTCATGTCTTATCCTCCTTGTTTTCCGCAAGCATTCGCTCGACCGCCTCCAGCTGGAACGCATCAAGTTCGTCCCCGTGGCGCTGCACGCCTTGCTGCAATCGGGCAGCGCCCTTTGACACCGGCCCCATCACCCTGTCCACGGCTGCACGTTCCAGCGGGTTCAGCTCGTCATGGTGTCCCTGCACGCCGTAGCCGGGCTTTGCAGCGCGGCCGAGCGCCGCAGGGCGTGTGCTGGCCTCTTTCAGCCAGTCAAACACGATCCCTTTGTAATTTGCGGCCATAGAGCGGGTTATCACGTCGATCATGGATTCCTCGCCGTACTCCTCCGCAGCCTTTGTGATCTGCGTAACAAGGCTTTGCAGGCCAACAGGCTTATACTCCTCCCGTCGTTCTCCCTTGTACGCCACCCATTTTTCAACTGCTTCGCGCAGCGTGGGGGGTAGGGGGGAAAGAATACTGTCCTTGTCCTTTTCCTTTGTCCTTTTCCTTTGTCCATAGCTTTTTTTGCTTTCATCGGAAAGCATTTGCTTTTTTTGCTTTTCGTTGCTTTCGTCAAAAGCATTTGCTTTTTCGGATTCAGGCCGACCGCCCTGCTTTCCTGCCTCACTTCTGGACGCGGAGACGGCTTTTTGCGCCGCTACGGATTCGTCAATGTCCCGTCGAATCGCAGGCCAAATGAAACGTTCACTCCCGCTGAACTCTGGCTCTGCTCCCGACTCGCGATAATCCATCGCGGCCAGCACCAAGCGCCCCACCTCAGCAGCACTGTACGCCTCGAAATAGCTCCTGTAACTCAGCCACAGCTTGACGTATTCCTTTTTATCTCCCATCCGTCAGCCCTCAGAACGGCAGGTCGTCGTCGCCGATCTCCATCTGCGGCATATCCGGCGCAGAGAACGGAACCGGCGTTGTGCTCGGCAGCGGCTTGAACTCCGAAGAGGCCGGTGCAGCGGCAGAAGCATTCTGCCCGTCCCGCTTGCTGTCGCCGAAATAAACGCTTTCTGCGACGATCTCTGCCGTTTTGCGCTTGTTTCCGTCCTTATCTTCCCAGTTGCGGATCTGCAAACGGCCAGACACCACGGCCATGCGGCCCTTGGAGAAATACTTGCTGACGAACTCAGCCGTGCCGCGCCATGCGACGATATCCACGAAGTCCGTTTCCTTCTCCGCGCCCTGCGCCGCGAAATCGCGGTCGCAGGCAAGCGTGAAGGATACAACAGAATTTCCGCTTTGCGTCTGCCGAAGCTCCGGGTCACGGGTCAGACGGCCCATCAGGACGATTTTATTCAGCATTTGTAGCGCCCTCCATGACCTCGCCGGTTGCCTGATCGACCGGCATATCGTCAACCATTTCCGCATCTGCGACAACAGTGGGAACGCTGAACATATCGTCGCTGATCTCCGTCTTGACCGTGCTGTCCTGCGCGATCTGCCGGACAAATTCAGACTTCATCGGGGCATACTTCAGAACCTTTTTCAGAACGGTCTTCTTTGCCATCTCTTCAAAGTTGGTCTGCCACGGGCCGGAACCGTATGCCTTGCTGTACTTCTGCGCATGGGCGCGAACATCGTCCAGCGTCATGATCTCGAATCCGTAGCCGCCGTCCTTTGTCTTGAACATGGCCCAGACGTTCACCGGGTCGCCGCGATCTCCGTTCAGCTTCGGGATAAATTTCAGGCTGCATTCTGTGCCATACTCGGCAATCAGCGTATCGTTCGCGTGTCCGACTTGTGCTTGGATCGTCTGGATCTCGCCGGAGCGGTATGCAAGGTCGATCATGCCTTTGTACCCAAGCTGGAACTGACATTCAAGGCGGTTCTGCTTGCCGTTCCAATAAGGAATCAAATATGCCTGCCCAAGCGGCGTGTTCGGCTCCAAGCCAAGCTGCGCGGCGGTCATCATCGCGCCGAGGAAAGATTGCGGCGTACACTGTGCCAGTTTCGGATTCGTGGAAAGCGCGGAAAGCGTGATCCGCGTGAACCGTTCCGGCGTCATAACGGAGGGAAGCGCTTTCTTGATCTCACCCTCCATCTGCTTAATATACTGCTGCATTGTCGGATTTCCGCCGCTCTGTGCCTTCATAGCCGTCTGCGCGGTTGCCTGCTGGATTTTGTTCATGATTCTTCCTCCTGTTTCATTTCTGTAATTTTGAATGGCCGGGCCTGCACCGTTTTATAAAACGGTGCCAAATCGATATCCGGGTATGCCTCTTTAAAGGCTTTGGGCTGAAACGTCTGCCGGTTTTGCTGCTTCCAAGAGACGTTGTAGCCGTTGCAGGCGGCCCGCTCTGCCGTGCCCATGTCGAGCTTGATCGTGTTTTCAATCTCGCGGCTGCGCTCCGCCAGTGCCGCCGCCTGACGTTTGATCTGCATATACTCAGACAGCAGCTGTTCGCGTCCGAACAAATCAAGCTGTTCGCCGCTGCTGTCGGCATAAACCGTGCTGATCGCGTCCGTCGTCGCCTCCGAACCGTCTGGTGCAGGCGGGGTGTCTTCTTCGACGCACCGCCAAAAAAGCTTCTCCGCTTCCATAAGCGCGGAGATTTCTGCCTCATCGCGTTCGAGCGTGTATGTAAAGAATCCACGCCCGAATACGAGAACCGCCAAATACCAACGGTCTAGGCCGGTGACGGCAAGATAATGCACGCATTGCGCATAGTAGCGTTCAGGGAACTCCACGCCGTTGAACTGCCGAATGTCAAGCGTCGAGGTTGTCTTACATTCCAGCCCTGCATTTTCACTGGAAATTCGCCTGTCAATGTCTGCGTGCGCCCACGGATACGCGGGATTCCGAATGATGTAGTTGCAGCGCCGCGCCTTTTTCCCCGACGCTTCTTCAAAGCGCTTCGCAACATACTCCTCGAGATCTCTGCCGACCCGCATAGCCTCTGTGTCTTCCTTTTCCGGGAGACGCCCAGTCTTATCCATCCATACCGTGTACGGGCTTGCAAAGCGGCTCATTCCGATAACAGCCGCCGCGTCACTCCCGCCGATGGACTTTCTGCGTTCCTCCAGCCATTCTTCGCGGCTCATCTTCACAGTGGAGATTGTATCGAGCATTTACTCCACCTCCACAAATTCGCCGTTCTGCAGCCGATACCAGGTATCGGCCTTGATCTTCTCGCCGTCGACAATTGCCGCTTTGACGGCGACAATCGGATATGTCTCTCCGTCCCATTTGCCGCGCTCGACACAGCAGATCGCGCAGCCAAGTGCGCCCATTGCTTTACACTCATATCCAGCTGCAAGAGCAACACCGGCTTTGCCGGTGGCGGAGGCCGCGCCCTGATAGCCCGTGGCGGAGGCTGCGCCATGATCGCCCGTGGCGGAGGCCGCGCCCTGATCGCCCGTGGCGGAGGCCGCGCCCTGATCGCCCGTGGCGGAGGCTGCGCCATGATCGCCCGTGGCGGAGGCCGCGCCCTGATCG